AGGACCAGAAGGTGGAATTGGTTATGGCAGTACCAGCGGGTGTGTTTTGAGTGGCTCGATAGTACACATCACCTTGGTTCACAATTGAACCCATGGGGTAGAAATTGCCATCATCCCAGATGTTTTCGCTCACAACAGGTGCTTTCAATATGTCTTTGACTTCTTGTGCATTGGTCATTGGCGTGGCTTTGACTCGCCAGGTGTGCGGTTGCCAAGTTTGGGCAAAGCCCTCGCTTGCAAAAGCAGCGTCTTGAATCATGTAGTACTTGGGCAAAGGCACAGGAATCGCAGTGTTCAAGGGATTGTAGTCTTTGAGATTGGGCACTTCTAGCACATCACCGTTCATGAGCTTGCGACCAAAAGTGTCAATCATGTCATTGTAGTGAAATGTAATAAACAAGGTATCATTGTTGAGAAACAGGCCAAACTGTGACAGGTCAAAATCCACGTCTTGTGTTTGGTAAACACCCCGCATGACATATACATCTTGATCATAGATTCTGTCACGGTTTTCCAACAACAGCAAGTCTTGAATGTTTAATGGACTAAGTTCATCATATATAGGCTGTGTGGCATCGTAGTTGCCGCTGACGGCAGAATCTTCGCCGCCTGTTTGCGGTCCAAGATATTTGTGCACAAAAAGATCCAGGCCGCCCACAGTGTACATTTCACTGATGGTACGATCCATAAATTGATAATCTCGTGTGCGGTTAGGGCGGTAAAGTGACAGGCGTGGCATAGTCGAGTATTTATGGGCAGATTGACCAATAATCGAACAAGTGCTACAATAGCTGTATGAAAGTAGTCAAACTGAACCGCAGATTTCGCCAGTTCCGAGAACATGGACACACTGTGGGCCTGAGATTTCCTAGCTACACTGAATCTGTACCATACGAAATAACAGTCAGAACCCGATTAGACCCTGGTGGCGGGCGGCATGATCTATGGTACAGTTACTTTGGGCATGGCCGGGTAGATGGGTACCGTCCGTATTGGATCACATTCCGCAATGAAACAGATGCTACTTTAGTACTACTTTCTGCTGACTTGACCAAAAATGGGTAATCTGCTATAATTACTGATATGATTAAAGGAGCCACCGTGAAATCTGCTGTAGCAAACAAACCCGTAAAACCTCTAAATCCACGCAGTGCAGACACCAATGTCATGGGACCAGAACCCACCTGGCGCGAACAGCCCATCAGCAACAGGACCAGTCAAATGACTGCTGCCTTTTCCTGGTACAATTACTTTTACGGCAAAAAAGATGCTCGTGACATGATTGTTAACTATCTGGAACTGCATGGACGCAAAGCCGATGTTCGTGCTCTCAAAGGCGTGCCTGATTCAGACATTCGATTAACTGCCGGATGGTTGTGCAGAATGAGCATGGTGGGACTAGAACTGTCTGACCATGAACAAATCAAACTAGACAACATGCTGACACAACTGGTTGCAGTCAAACAACAAGAAGTTCCAGTAGAATCCGCAGAACCTGTGGTGGCACGTCTGACCATTCAGGATCGGTTGCGTGAAAAAGTAAGCGAGTGTGCTGGTGAACTGGACGGCCTATTTGATGAGTTTATTTTGGCCGGCGCCAAAATGAGTGCAGACTACAAGCCAATTATGTTGATCCGTGGCATGAATGTGGCGCCACAAATGGTAAGTTCTTTGGCTGATATTTGGAAACGCAAGCAGGCCGAGTTTGAAGAAGTTGTCAAAGGCAAAGACGCACAACTGGTAGAAGGCTACGGATATCTCAGCAAAATACAACTGCGCAATGTGCTAAAGTTTTGCGAAACAGTGATCAACGACTGCGGCGCATATGTACAGATTAAAAAGGTCGAGCGCAAGCCACGTGCAGTCAAAGCAGTGACACCAGAAAAACGTGCAGCCAAGTTCAAGGTCTCAATGGAATTCGCTGATCTCAAACTCAAGGGATTGCCTGCCGCAAGCCTGGTGGAAAAAACAGAAGCCTGGCTGTATGACACCAAGAAACGCAAGCTGATACACATTGTGGCAGACTCGCATGCAGGATCGTTTACTGTAAAAAGCAATTCGATCATTGGATTCAGTGTGTCAGAGAGCATGCAAAAGACTGTGCGTAAACCCGTAGAAGTAGTCAAGGCCATGCAGGCCGCAGGCAAACCAGCTGCTAGGAAAATCTACAAAGATCTAACCACTACTGAAACAGGGTTCAACGGTCGCGGCACCGAAAACTTGGTAATCCTCAAGAGCTGGTAATGACTAAATATAAGGAACGGAGTTCCTTATGAGTGAAAACACCCTGCCCCAGCTGAAACAAAACTTGATAGAATATGTCAAGCTTCAGCTGGGTGATCAGATCATTGATCTTGAAACTGATCCAGCACACTACGAAGCTGCATACCAAAAGACCATTGGCACTTACCGACAACGTGCCCAGAATGCATACGAAGAAGCCTACATCTTTATGGAGCTCATGCGTGATGTCAACATCTACACCTTGCCTCAAGAAGTAGTGCAAGTTCGACAGATTTTCCGCAGAACATTTGGTGACTCCACAGGCCCATTTGCCAGTAACTTTGACCCATTTGCCCAGGCATCCATCAACGTTTATCTCATGAACTTCAACGTAGCAGGTGGCCTTGCTACCTATGATTTCTACAGTCAGTATGTGGAACTGGCAGCCAGAATGTTTGGCGGGTTTATGAACTACACCTGGAACACTGTGACCAAGAAACTGCAATTGATCCGTGATCCCAAAGGCACAGGAGAAAATGTGCTGCTGTGGACTTATCAGTTAAAACCCGAGGTTCAGCTGCTGCAAGACTATCAGATATCACAGTGGATTCGCGACTACATGGTGGCCAACGTTAAATTGATCATTGGTGAAGCACGTGAAAAGTTTTCAACCATAGCTGGTCCGCAAAGCGGCACCACACTCAACGGTACAGCTATGAAAGCAGAAGGCCAGGCACAAATGGACGCCCTAATTGAACAACTCAAAATGTATGTGGATGGCTCACAACCACTAACTTGGGTAATTGGTTAATTGACACACAATTAAATTACTGTTATACTACGGTATGGCAGACTTAATGATCGACTTAGAAGGACTTGCAACAGGTCCCGACACATGCATTCTAACTATTGCGGCTCAAAGCTTTGACCCGTTTGGGCACAGCTATTCGGGCAAATTCTACTATGCCAGGGTAACACTGGAAAGCCAACCAGATCGGGCAATTGATCAAGGCACAATTGATTGGTGGGCTACCCAACCAGCACATGCACGGGAAGAAGCCTTCAGCGAAGAAGGCCGCATACCACTAGATCAAGCACTAGAAGAATTGGGCCGGCTGATCTGGCACTCTGGTCGCATCTGGGCACAAGGCCCCACGTATGACATGAACATCCTTGAGCATGCTTACAAAAGCTACAACAAATCATTGCCTTGGAAATACTTTCAAGTATGCGATAGTCGCACACTGTTTAGATTATGGCCTGATCAACCTATCCCGCCTACTACTCACCACGCCCTGGAAGACTGCCGCAGACAAATTGGCATGCTGCAACAAACACTGCGACATCTAAATATCAAGGAACTCAAATGATTATGCATCGTCTGTTATGGATAAGTGGAATAGCCGGAATGACAGCAGTGGTTTGGATAGCTGTGACACAGAGTCAACTGATGCTGTTGCTGATCAGTTACTTGTATTTTAGATTTATAAAATTAGTAGGATTTCATATAGGACTGCATCGATACTTTTGCCACGGTAGTTTTAAAACTGAAAAAGCACAACACTTGTTAATGGTAGTTACCTCGGTATTGTTAGGACAAGGTAGTCCTATCTCCTGGACAACAATGCATAGGCATCATCATAAAAATGCTGATCAGCCGTTGGATGTGCATAGCCCACATCATGGAAGATGGCAAAGCTTGTTCAGTACATTCACTGTGAGATCTAACAATTGGTGGGTAAATGTAAAAAAAGTAAACAAACTTCCGCGTGAATTATTTCGAGATCCGGTATTGGTATTTGTACACGACCATTATTTTAAAATTTGGGCTACAATAATTATATCTGCATGGGCGTTGTTTGGAACAACGTTTTTGTTATTTTTTGTATTGGCGCCAATTGGATTTGGATGGCTGCATGCTCCGTTTATCAATTTTTTTGCACATTTAAATCTACCAGGATCTTATAGAAATTACAACACCTTGGACAAAAGCTACAACAACAACTATATTCGTTGGATAAATCCGGAGGAAGCGTATCATAACAATCATCATGCAGTTCCGGGCAATTACAATTTTGCACACAAAGACAATGAATTTGATCCAGTTGCCCCAATAATAAAATACTTTTTTGAAAAAAAAACAACATGAACAGGTATCTTGATTGACAATCAGCTGGCTGCCCAACACATGTCTATTGGGACTGGCCTTCTTGTAAAATATGGTTTAAGGAAACGCTCAATGAAATCACTGCCTAAATTATTGATTATTGGACACGGCCGTCACGGCAAAGACACTGTGTGTGATATTCTCAGGGACAACTATGAATTTCAGTTCCAAAGCAGTTCGGAGTTTTGTGCTCAAAAGTTTATCTACAACAAACTCAAACACAAATACGGTTATACCAGTTTCGAACAGTGTTATATAGATCGACACAATCATCGATCAGAATGGTATGACATGATTCATGCCTACTGCCGGGATGACTATGCTCGATTGGGACGAGAGATTTTTGCTGAAAATTCAATCTATTGTGGTCTAAGAAACAAAAGTGAATTTCATGCCATGCGGAATACTGGGGTGTTTGACCACTGCATCTGGGTGGATAGATCAGACCACCTGCCTCCGGAACCTCGAGACAGCATGAACCTGGAGATCTGGATGGCCGACTACGTGATTGATAACAACGGAACCTTAGAAGATTTGCATCGCAGTGTGTGCGAGCTAATGGATCGCTTGTTGACTCAACCCAAGTTGTCAAACATCGGGTTCTAGCCCGCCCTGTCGCCAGGGCAGCTCACTCTTGGCCAGTTCTATTTCACAGTTTTTACAGACTGATTTAAGATTTCGAACTTCGGTGTTGGTAAGTCTACCGTCCATGTGATACACCAGCATTTGTGCTGAGTACCTGGCCCTAAACCCACATCGGTCACACACCATTTTTTTCTTGTAGCCTGCTGCTTGCCAGCTGGGCTCTCGCTTGCGCAATCCCTTGTTTTTTCTAATGCAGTTCTCACATCTTGAGCGATAGTGAGTCACATCGTTGCGACAGTAGTTGACGGCACAAGGCCTTTGCTGACAAACAGGACATACAGGACGGTTCATATGGTATTTATAAGCAGGACCTTTGCAAAGGGCACTGTAGAACACCATTTTTACCAAATGCCTATAAATATCTACAACTTGAAAAGGAATCCATTATGGCTCTAGTATCACCAGGCGTAGAAGTAATAGTCATTGACGAGAGTCAATACATCCCTTCTGCAGTCAACACCGTCCCTTACTTTATTGTTGCTACAGCACAAAACAAAGTCAGTGCTGATGGCATCACTGTGGCAGCAGGCACCCTTGCAGCCAATGCTAACAAAACATATCTTATTACCAGTCAGCGTGATTTGGCCGCCACATTTGGTGTGCCTTTCTTCTACAACACCACAACTGGTACGCCCATCAATGGTTACGAACTCAACGAATACGGCCTATTGGCGGCTTACTCAGCACTGGGCGTTACCAATCGTGCTTATGTTCAACGTGCTGACGTTGACCTCACTGAGCTCACAGCCAGTCTGATTCGCCCTACAGGCAATCCCAACAACGACACCTACTGGGTTAATACATTGACCAGCACCTGGGGTATTTTTGAATGGAATCAGACCACCAACACATTTACCAATAACGTACCACTGGTACTGACAGACTCTGCGGATGTGGTCGGCGGTGACGGATCAGATCCGGTGGCAGATCTTACGCCTGTTGCAACTGTTGGCAGTATTGGTGATTATGCTATATCCCTGATAGGTCCCAGCACAATTGGCTATTACAAGCGTTATGACAACACTTGGGTGCAAGTAGGCGGCGAAGACTGGAAAACTGCACACCCTGCAGTGATCAGTGCAAATGCTCCAACCACATTGACAGTGGCCAGCAACATCAGCATCAACGACAGCTTGGTAACAGTGCCTGCATCTCCCAACAACACCATTGCAGGACTTGTTGCAGCAATTAACAGCGCGGCCATCACTGGAGTTACTGCAAGAGCAGTATCTGGCAAACTGTATATCTATGCTGATTCTACTGCTACCAATGACGGCAGCACACTAACCGGTAATGGCATTGTTTCAATTCAACCAGGTCCCACTGGTGGCACAGCATTGCTGTCAGCTCTGGGTATTACCTCTAGAGATTACGCTGCTCCTGACTATTTTCCAGGATACAGCTATCAAAGTCCTCGTTGGAGAACCACCGACACTGACGGCGGCCGCCCAACTGGATCAGTTTGGCAAAATCTAAGCACTGCCAACAATGGTCTAGACATCAGTGTCAATGTGTTCAATACTGCACTAGACACATTTGTTGAACAAAACTGCCCTTCTTATGCTGGAGATAACTTTGCCAACTTTGCACTAGACCCCACAGGCGGTGGCCGCAACATTCCAGTAGGCAGCACCTATGCAGTGTATAACTCTCGTGGATACAGTACCCCAACTTTCCCCACAATGTCTTTTGACATTCTGGAAAGATTTGCTCTGGGCGCAACTGAAGTCACAGGCACTCCGTCCACACCACTGCCAGCAATACCATTTGCTGTTGGAAGTCAATTTGGAATTGGATCCACAGAACCGGGTACTTCCACAATTACCACTGCACTTGCGACCATTGGTGGCACAGGAACAGTAAGCGATTTTATCAATGCTGTGAGTGCGGCCAACGTTCCCAATTTGTCAGCCAGAGTAAATTCTGCAGGAAACATTGTGCTGGTGGACAGCACAGGTGGCAGTATAGGAATATCAAACGTTACAGGTACACCAGCGACCATAGCTGGATTTACAACTGCCAACCCAAGAGTTCGTCCGTCTGCCCTCACAGCAGGCCTGTTGGTAATGGGTAACTGGGTAACTGCACCGCTGTTTACTTACACAGCCAGTGCAGTAGAACCTGATCAAGATCCAGCTGATGGTCGTTTGTGGTACTACAGCTCAGTGAGCGATGTGGACATCATGATTCAAGACAACGGCACCTGGCAAGGTTATCAAAACGTCACCAACGATGTTCGTGGTTTTGACTTGACTCTGACCAATGCCAGCGGTCCTATTATTGCTGCTTCAGCACCTGTCACACAGAATGACACAGCAGAATCTCCACTGGTATTAGGTGATCTATGGGTGGATACCAGTGACCTAGAAAACTACCCCAAACTTTATCGTTGGGAATTGGTCAGCGGAGTCAACCAGTGGGTAGAAGTTGATACCACAGATCAAGTGACTGAAAATGGTATTTTGTTTGCTGACGCACGTTGGGCACCCAATGGCACCACAGACCCTGTGGCAGATCCATTCCCCACAATTGAAAGTTTGTTGATCAGTGATTACTTGGACTTGGATGCACCTGATCC